GGAGGAGAAATATGTCGACTACTCCATCCAACAGATGGACACCATCAAAGAGGCGTTCAAGGAGCAGGCTCAGACCGCAAAGGAGGCAGGTTGGTTTGCTTCTTTTGTCACTGCTATCACCCGTCCTGGCCTCACTTGGATTGCTTTTGGGGTTTATGTTGTTGTTAAAGCTGCTGGCCTGACAATCGCCTTCCAGACCAACGCGAACTGGGCTGAAGTTCTAACTAAGTCCTATGACGAAGATGATTTCGCCATGCTTAACATGATGCTCACTTTTTGGTTCGTTGGTCGCAGCATTGAGAAGTACAACAAGTCATGAACGAGGCTAAGAAGCTTTGCAAAGATGTTCTCATCAAGCCGTTTGAGGGGCTAGCAAAGCGTCTGCCTGATGGGCGCGTGACAGCTTATCCTGACCCAGGAACCCGTGGGCATCCATGGACTATTGGTTGGGGTGCAACAGGTCCTGACATCAACCCCGGCACCATCTGGACGATGGAGCAGTGCGAAGAGGCGCTAGACCATCATGTTGAGTATTTCGTGCAGGGTATTACAAAGCTCTCGCCTAAGATCCAGACTGCTTTACCAAGACGCATTGCTGCCGTGACGAGTTGGGTGTATAATTGTGGTCTAGGGAACTATCGGGTTTCCACGTTCAAAAAGCGCATTGATGCGGGGGATTGGAATGGTGCAGCAGACCAATGTATGCTCTGGAATAAAGCTGCCGGTCGCGTTCTCCCTGGACTTACTCGCCGCCGCGCAGCCGAAGCCGCACTCATGAGGTAAAACCATGGCAGTAACGATGACTTATACGAGCCTCGCTGCGGACGTCCAATCCTACTTGGAACGTACGGATACGGCCACTATTGATAAGATTCCGACGTTCATAATGTTAGCTGAGCAGATCCTGGCGGCAGAGATAAAATTTCTCGGGAACCTCACGGTCGATACGTCCACACTCACCGCAAGTGACCCGGTGGTAGCTAAACCCGCGAGGTGGCGCAAAACGGTATCCATCAATGTAACTGTAGCGGGTGAACGTCGACCGGTGCTTGAACGTCGCTACGAATATATACGGAACTATTGGCCCGACCCCACCGAGACCGACGTCCCGCTCTACTACGCGGACTACGATTACACGCACTGGTTTCTTGGACCCACCCCGGCTGCAGCCTACGCTTTCGAAGTGCTTTACTACGAGCGTCCGGTACCGCTGGATTCCACGAATCAAACCAATTGGTTTACCGAATACGCGCCCCAAGCTATGCTCTACGGGTCGCTCCTGCAAGCTATGCCGTTCCTGAAGAACGACCCCCGGATTCCGACTTGGCAGTCGATGTACGATAAATACGTCGCCGAACTCAAGACCGAAGACAAGCTCCGCATCGCCGATCGTCAAGCCGTAGCCGTGGATACATGATATGCCAACTTACGTCTCCCCTTTTACCGGCGACATCGTCCAGCCTACTGATGTAAGCTACCGATCGTTCACACTTTCGGCGAACACGACGCTGGAATGGCCCCTGGCCAACAGCAACACCGGGACGTACGCCTCGAGAATCATGGAGGTGCTACCGACGACTGCGGGGCTCACGCTGCGAATGCCTGCCGCGAACGCCACATCGGTCGGCACGGACTCGCTTATTCGTAACCTGGGAGCGAGTTCTTTTACTGTAGCGGACAACGCTGGGAACACGATAGTTACGATCGCCGCAGGAGAAGCGCAATACGTCTACGTCACGACCAACTCGACCGCTGCAGGCACCTGGGGCGTGATTGCTTTTGGGATTGGGTCCTCGGGGGCAGATGCGGCAGCACTCGCCGGAAAGGGACTCCTGGCGATTACGACGACGCTGAATCAAAGCCACCCAGTGCTCGCAGCTTCTTCGGGTGGTACGTTCGCGACCACCGATCGCGCACAAACCCTACTTTGGTCTGGCGGTGCTGGGAGTTACACGTTACCCGCTGCAGCGACGTTGGGCGACAACTGGTTCGCGTTGTTTAAAAACAATGGTACCGGAGCTTTCACGGTCTCGACGACTGGTGCCGAGCTTGTTGATGGAGCGTCGGCAAAAGTCTTCAACCCGGGTGAATCCGCGTTTATCGTGTGCACTGGGACCGCGTATATTACGGTCGGTTATGGAGTGAATGCGAACTTCGCTTTCACGGCCTTAGTGAAATCCGTCGCTCCGGGTGGTACGACAACGTTGAATTCAAGCGAAGCGCAAAACAACATCCAGACCTTCACCGGGGCTCTTACCAGCAATGCTACGGTGATTTATCCCCCGGTCGTGAATCTTTACGTAGTGAACAATCAGACTTCGGGTTCATTCACGCTGACTCTGAGCACTGGCCTGGGTGCTACGACTGCGGTGGCGCAAGGCACAAGAGCCACGGTAATTTGCGACGGTACGAATTTTTACACCGCGAGTTCGGCTTCGGTGACTTCGGCAACGGTGACTCTCGTCGACGGCACTGTCACTGCACCATCGTTGTCCTTCGCCTCCGAAACCGGTACCGGGCTTTGGCGTCCCGCAGCGGGTCAATTAGCATTCGCAGTGACTGGGGTGAATAAATTCCTTTTGACTTCCGAGGGCCTAGCCGGGGGCGCATTTTAATGACCTCTAAAGTCTTCGCTTTAGATACGAAGCCCGGGATTCAGCGGGATGGCACGCTTTTCGACAAGCTGTACTACACCGACGGTCGATGGGTACGATTCCAACGTGGAAGACCCAGAAAAATCGGCGGGTATTCAAAAATCACCGGTTCTATTCGTGGGCCAGTGCGAGGAATGTTCGTAAATCCACAGGGAGTGCTAAATAATGTGTTCACTGGCTACTCGGGTGGTCTTCAGAAGACCCCTGTAGATAACAGCGGTGTGGGCTCCGGGGTGTCCGACATGACACTTACGGATTTCACGGCCAGCGCGAATAACCTTTGGCAATTCGACTCCTTCACGGACACACTGGGTTCCGGACTCACTTATCTTCTCGCACATCCCGGACAGAATCTCGCGGATATTAATAGCTCGGCAAACACTCCGGTGCTGGCCGGTGACATCACGGGGTCCACACTTGGAAAAATCGGTACGTTCACCGACTCGGTCACTCTCACCACTGGCCTGAATACCGGATCTATAGCCACGGCTAACCCGTTGATCGGCGCAGGACAAACCGTGGGGCCGACCACTAATTTTGCGGCGGGTACCACGGTAGTGAGTGTGGTCGGTACAACGATCACGTTCTCCACTAATGCGCTCACTACTGGATCCGCAACGTTAACATTTGACAATAACGTTAGCGTCTCAGGTGGCGTAGTGGTTTTGCATCCCTACGTCTTTGTTTACGGAAATAATGGTCTTATTCGCAATTGTTCGAGCGGTAACTTCCAGGACTGGGTCACCGCCGACGCGAACGAAGTGAACGTCGCTACCGGCAAAATCGTGCAGGGACTTCCGGTTCGGGGTGGTTCGAACTCGCCCTCCGGACTTTTTTGGTCATTGGACTCTTTGGTTCGTGTTAGTTACGCTCCGACCTCGATCACCGCAGGAGCTACCACCGTTACCCAATATTGGCGCTACGACATTATTTCGACTCAGTCCTCGATCATGTCTTCGCAGTGTGTCATCGAATACGACGGTATTTATTATTGGTGCGGCGTCGACCGGTTTCTACTGTACAACGGCGTGGTGAAAGAGATCCCGAACCCGTTCAACCAGAATTACTTCTTTGATAACTTAAACTACAATTATCGCGAGAAGGTGTGGGTAACCAAAGTACCACGGTTCGGCGAAGTATGGTGGTTCTTCCCGAATGGGTCCTCGGCCACGGAGTGTAACGACGCGGTAATCTATAATATCCGCGAAAACTGCTGGTACGATGTAGGTACTGCAGTCGGGGCGCGGCGATCCGCTGGGTATTTTTCGCAGGTGTTTGCGAGACCAATCGAGGCTGGAGACGATATCACCTCGGCGAACGGCATCGAGAGTCTCACAATCACGAATCCTGGCGCTGGATACACGAACGGCACCTACAATAATCAGGCGTTGACAGGCGGTACAGGAACGGGTGCGACCGCCAACATCATCGTCGCCGGTGGCGTAATTACCTCTGCTGTTATTTACACTCCAGGTCAGGGCTACACGGTGGGAGATGCCCTCACCGCTGCGATCCCTGCGGGGGCGGGACTCGTGCTTACGGTGGCTACGGTCGGGAACTACATTACCCTGTGGCAGCACGAATACGGGACGGACGCCGTAGACGGAACCACAGTGCTGGCGATCGAGTCCTACTTCGAAACTAACGACCTCGGGTGGGTATCTGGCGGACCTTCGGAGCCTGCACCTACCGGTCAGAATAATTGGCTGCACCTGGAGCGCGTTGAACCTGATTTCATACTTTCCGGCGAAATGAATATGTACGTTACCGGGCGGTCTTATGCGCAAGGATCGGACGATGTGACTGGGCCTTACACTTTCGACTCCACAACTACTAAGATCGACCTGCGAGAGCAGCGGCGCGAGCTAAGACTTAAATTCGTATCCAACGTCGCGGGTGGTAATTACCAACTGGGTAAGCTGCTCCTCAGCGCCGATCTAGGTGATGTACGAGGGTATTCGTAATGGCACTCGTTTACGACCCTCGGTACCATACCTGGGACTCTTGGGCGGCACTTATGGTCGAGGCCTACGGTGCACAGCAGCTCGAGATTCCGGGGGGCGAGGACGACTGGAAGTCTTGGGCTGCAGGATTCGTAGGAATCGATGTATTCGTCAAGGATGCAGTCCCCAGTCCCTACGTTTTCGACGACTGGAAAGATTGGGCTTCGGAATTAGTGAACGTTGTCAGCACTTCGGTGAAGTAAAATGACCAAATACGCCTACGATTATGCACTCGAGCCCGGTGGAATCGGCCTAGAAGCGATGAATGAAAATATTCGTAACTTCTTCGCGAGTAATCCTACGGAGGAAGCAACTAGGGCGGCAATGGCCGAATTTGCAGTGCGCGACGAAGATATCTTACGCGCAACCGGCAGAAGCTTTAGTGATTATTTTCCCACGGTGGGCGACAACATGGGCGCACCCGCAGGTGGTGTCCCTGGCGTAGGCCCACTCGGATCGTTAGCGAGCGGGACCGCCACTGCAGGTGGTGGAGCATTGCAGCGTTCGACTGGGTTCACCGAGCAGGACTCGTACCAAGAGGATTCAGGGATTCCGCTGTCGGTGGGTGACCCGACAAAAATGACCGACTATCGCGGGAATACGTACAATACCCAAGAGGTGTTAGGGCTCGCCAGCCAGATCGCACCGCTTGTAGATCTGAAACAGTCAAAAGGCGGCGTCTACGGCACTCAGGGACAGTCGGTAGGATTCGATTTCGACCAAACGGCAGCAGTGTTAGGACGCGCTCCATCTTCCGCTGAGCAAGTCGTCATCGACATGGCGAGACAATTGATAGACTCGGGGATAAAGGACGTAAGTCAGTTGGGGGGTTTAAAGGCACATACCTTTACCGAGACCTCGTCTGGTGAGGGTGGCGATATGACGTTTGAAAGGCCGGGTCTAATAGATCCGACCGGAAAGGAATTTAGCAGCACGTTTGGTTCCACCTACACCGGACCCGGTGGGACGATGTACAATTTGATGGTGGGTGAAGGTGGGCCGAAGATCACGACCTCCGGGATTAGCACCAGCGACTTGGATAAGGTCGGACCGGCATTGACGATCCTCTCTTTCATCCCTGCTACTGCCCCCTTCGCGCAAGTGTTAAATGGAGTGATCGCAGCGAGCCAAGGTAATGTACTCGGCGCGGGAGCGAGCCTGTTGGGCGCTGGAGGATTCGCCGATGCGTCCGCAGTGCTTCGAGCTGCCGATGCTGCCCAAAAGGGTAACGTTATGGGGGCACTCTCCACCCTGGCCGGTACCACGATCGGTGCCGAACTTGCAGGAACGAGCCTTGGTGGGAACATCACACTCGGTGACACACTCAACGCTGCGAACACGATCACGAAGATTCAGACCGGCGATATTGTCGGCGCATTAGATTCCGCCTCGAAGCTCACCGGCAGCACGGATATGCAAACGGCAGCGACTGCGCTTAAAGTGATTAAAGCGGTCGAGAGCGGTAATTTTAACGCGGCTATAACTGCTGCGGGGCAACTGACTAATACGATTGATAAAGCGACTGCGAACTCACAAGTAGCTGCACTGGCGACGGCAGGATCCGAGAGCCTGGACGCGAAGCAAGACTTAGGAGCCGCAGCCTTCGCCGCTGCTAAAGCCGCAGGGGCGGACGACGCTACTGCCTTCGAGACCGCGAAAGCCGCAACGGTTGGTACCATTACACCAGCGGCAGCTGCGACTTCCCGTGACACCACATATGATCCAGATCTAGTCGATGCTACCGCAGGACAAACACTCGCCACTAGAATCGCCAACGCTCAGGAAGCGGTGCGGATGGGTGCCGGTGAGGCCACGGGTACTGGTGAAATCAAAGCCGGAGCGGGTGAATTCGCGGGAGCGGGTGCTTCCCAGACGGTAAGCGAAAAGATCTCGAATGCGCCGAATTTCGGTGCTGCTTACGCTGCA